CACAATCGCGTCACGGTACCAGCCGAGGGACTGCTTGATCAGCGCGCCGTTGAGCGCGGCAATCGCGGCAGCGCCGCTCTGACCGAACACGCTGATGACAGCGCCAGCTGCCGGGACGTTGTCAACGTTCTGGTACGCGCCGCCGGTGATGATGCCGGGGGCGATCGGGACCGAGATCGCACCGGCGGTGTCGCTGATGGTCGCGGTCACGACGAACTGCTTGGGACGGCCGAGGGACGCCTTCGTCTCAGGGTCTACTTCGTTCACGCCCGCGATGCTGATCACGTCGCCAGCGTTCAGGGTGGTGGCACCCGCAGCCCAGCCGTTGGTGTTCAGGGTGAAGGTGGAAACGAACGCGTTACCCGCGCCGGGGTTGGACTGACCAGCGCCGTTGACGACCGGGGCCGCCGTGGTGCTGAACTGACCGATGACGTGCGTCGGGAGCTTCGTGTTACGGAAGCAGACGTAGCCCGCGGCCTTGTCAGCGATCACGCCCTCTAACCACTGGTCAGAGATCGTGGACTCGGGATTGAAGAGACCCTTGTTGTCACGCACGAAGTACCGCGAGGTCTGCGGGGTCGCCGTGAACGTACGCCGGTCGTCCTCAGGCGCCAACGCTTCCGTCAGGTACTGCTCGTTCTGGAGCAGCTGGTCGTAGGTAGCGGTGGTGTTGAAGGCGCCCGTGAACTTCGGGACGTTGTTGACCTGGCCCGTGGTGAAGTTCTCGATGCCGGCCGCGAGGCGCGCCATCGCGGGTTCGAGCACTTGCTCTTCGAAGTTGTTCAGCAACATCGCGCGCTCCACCGAGGTGAAGTTGATGTCGACGCCGAGCTGCTGGTTGACCAGCAACGTGGCGAAACGCTGAACCGAGTTCTGCGCGTTCATCTGCGGACCGGTACGGAGAGTGTACTGGAACGGGAGACGGATCGAGAGCTGTTGACCCAAGATGACCCCGTTGATGGGGCCGGGCAGCAGGCTCTGGTAGTCACGGTTCGTACGACCCGTGAAGTTGCTCTTGGCGTGCAGCAGGACGAGAGCCTTGCGTGCGACCCATTGAGCGGTGATTAGTGAGTTAGCCATTATTCCTTTCCGATTTTATTTAGTTCAGGCCGCGCATTTTCCGAGCTTGCTCGCGACCTGACTGTTTGCCTAGCCTGTGCTGCCTAGCAAATTCCTCTACCGACATGTTGGGGTCGGTGGGGTCTCTGCCGGTGGCACGACCGCCAGCCCTGGTGGGGGTGGGCGGAGGAGGCGCCTTGGTGATGGACTTCTTTTGCCCTGTTTGCGCATCGGGCTTAGAGCCTGACTGCTTTGACCCTGAAGTGGTGGGCGTCTCTGCCTCGATCTTTGCGATCATCTTCCCGATAGTGATGCACTGCTGGGCCGGGGACTGTTTCGCGGTGCGGATAGCCAGCGCGGTGTCCTTGCCAAACTCGTACAAAATTCGGGCGACGTGCTCAGACTGAGCTACAGCGACCCCTGCGTCCGGGCACAGCTGGTTCTGTGCTAGCACCGGGTTGTTCGTCACGACGGCCGTATAGTCTTTGTGCGTCTTCGCAAAATCTTCGATCCGCTTCTCGACTACAGCACGCCGCTGAACTGCCTCATTCTGGCCGCTCATCTCGCGAACGATCTCGCGAGCAGCGACCGCTGCCTGGGCCTTTGTCCACTTCTGCATCTTCGCACGGTACTTGTCGTTGTCGAACGCGATGTCGGGATCAGCGAGATCCGGCATCGGCTCGTCTTCAACGGGAGGAGCAGCTGCAGCGGTGGTCTGTGCGGCCGTGGGTTTACCACCGCCCTTCAACCTCTCCAGTTCTGAAAGTGCATCTTTCAGCTGGGTCTGCATGTGCTTGCCAAATATCTTCGTGCCTTCGAGCAGATCGTTCAGCTCTACTATGCGTTCCTCAGCAGAACCTTTCTTCGGGGCCGGCCGAACGGGGGAAGCCTCTACTTCCTCGTCGCCAGTCAAGTCCGCGTTGGGGTCTGTGTCATCGCTGAGGTCGACGTCTGCGGTGGACGAGTCCGCGCTGTCGTCCGAAGTCCCCTCACCCGAGTCGGTCGGGTCGCCGAGTGTCCCGTCTTCGTCGACGATGGGGGCGTCTTCGTCGACCAACGGGTCCTGTGCCGCTGCTGCGGCTTTGCCACCAGGCGTGGCGTCAACATTCTGGCCCGCGGCGACGGCGGCTACTGCGGCGGCGTCAGCGGCGCGGGCGGGTGTAGCACCACGGAACGGGTTCAACTTGTCGTCGACCTGCTTCTGCGGTTGCTTCTCGTAACTCTCTAAATCCTCTCTTGAAAAAGCCATGCTAGTCTCCTGTTTACACGGAATACGCTTCCGCGAGGCGGTCAGGTCTCACCCAGACATCGAAATCAAGCAGCCTTGGCGGGCTTCTTGGGCTTGGCAGCGGCCATCGCCTTGGCGGCGGCGACCTTCTGCTCGTTCAACTCCTTCGTGTGCTGCATCGTGAGGGTATGCTTCTCGTGCATCCGCCTCATCTCGTGCGCGTGCGCCTGCGCGGCGCGCTCCATCTCTTTCTCGTGCTGCTGCTGTGCGCGTACCGACTCGGCCTGCTCGTTCGCGTACGCTAGCCGCTGGTTGTGGTGGCTCTCGTCCGCCTGCCGCAGCTGATCCGCCTGGTGCTGCTGGTGTTCGTGCGTCAGGTCCTGCAGGTGCCCGACGTGCTTGGCGGCGAGGTCCATCTGCGCGGACTGCGCGTCGGTCTGCTGCTGTTGCTTGTCGGCGCCGATCTCGTGCGCCAGCTTGATGTTCGCCAGGTGCTTGCCGGCGGCCTCGTACTGGATCTTCTGCTGCTCGATCGGGCTGACCTTGGCGCGCGACTGCGCGATCTGCGCGTCGGCGGTCATCTTTTGTGTCTTGCCCTGGAGCAGCTGCATCTCAAGCTGCTGCTGCTGCTCCTGCATCTGCTGCTGCTGGTTCTTCTTCGAGCCGACGCCCTCCGCCTTCTCCTTCGCGGTCGGCTGGATGATACCCTGCTGTATGAGCGGGATACGGAGGCGGTTCGCCATCTCCTGCGCGTCCGGGGTGTCGATGTTCTTCGCGATGAGGTCCTGGATGACCGGGGCCGCGCTCGGCATCGCCTCAGCGAACGAGAGCAGCGTGTCGAGCGCCTCTTGCCGCGCCGACTGGAAGCTGGGTCCGATCACTACCTCAACGTCGTACGACCCCTTCGAGAGGTCGTGCATGATGTCGCCGGTGAACTCGTTCTCTTTGTTCAGCTCGACCATCTTCTCGACGCCGTCCTTACCGATGATGCGCTCGACGCGCTCGGAGTCCATGACGCTCGGGATCATGTCGACCATCATCTCCCAGGTGAGCTGGAGCGCTGACCCGTACCCGTCGATGAACTCGTAGCTGCCGAGGTCGGACCGTTTCGTGTGCTGCACGAGCGCCTTACCAGAGACGCGGTTCATGTCCTCGGCGTTACCGAGGGCGGGGTCGAAGTAGCCGATGGTGGCCTGGATGTCTTGGATCGACATCTGCGCGAGCGCCATAGCGCCCTGCGGCAGGTCGAGAGGAGGTGTGCGGAACGGCATACCGCCCTCCGCGTTCTTGTCGACGTTGTAGGGTAGGTAGGGGCGGGAGGCGACGTTCGCCTGGGCCCACTCGTTCTCGTAGCCCTTGATCATTGCCTCGGTGACGAGGTACGGGGCCTTGGGTAGGAGCGCGGCGCGCTCGATGATGTCAGAGGCGCGGGAGTTGTAGCTGCGCTGCGCGTCCTTCGAGTGACGGACCAGCGACTGGAACTTCTTGCGTCCCTCGATGTTGATGTAGCGCCCGGGGCAGCGCACGACCGGGATACGCTTCCAGTCGTAGTAGTACGGGCCCTCGAGGACGTTGGACCCGTCGACCTTGACCCACATGACCTGCCACTTGATGGTCCGGCGGATCATCAGGTCGCCGGTCTTCTTGTTCTTGGCGATGCGTGTGACGCCGCTCTTCTCGTGCGTCAGCCCGTGGTCGTCGAGGTGCTTCTCGGTGGCCTTCAGGTCCGCGTCGTAGTCGCGCACGGTCCCGTCGGTCATCTTCGCGATCCACTTCT